CTACTCCCTGGACGATCTGGTTCCCGAAGAAGTGAGCCGGATTGAAAAGATTTTTGAACGGAAGCGAGAGATCCTGGGAATTCCGAGCGGATTTGTGGACCTGGACCGGCTTACCGGCGGGTGGCAGAACGGGGATTTGATTATCCTGGCGGCCAGGCCATCACATGGGAAAACGGCCCTGAGCCTGAATATGGCCTACCATGCCGCCCGCCACTCCCAGGTGCCCACGGCCTTTTTCAGCCTGGAGCAGCCCAAGGAGCAGCTGGTGCAGCGCCTCCTGGCCAGCGTTGGCCAGATCAACGCCAGCCGGTTGCGTGCCGCCCGGATGGAAAGCCAGGAGTGGGAGAGGTTTTACCAGGTGGATGACAAACTGAGGGGCGTCCCAATCCACATCATTGACAAGCCTGCCCTGACTTCACTGGAGATTCGCTCTCAGGCCAGACGTCTCAAGTCTAAACAGGGTATCGGCCTGGTGGTGGTGGATTACCTGCAACTGGCCCGGGACCCTAAGGCCAAGAGCCGGGAGCAGGAAGTCGGGGGGATTTCCCGGAGTCTGAAGGCGTTGGCTAAAGAACTGAACCTGCCGGTCATTGCCCTGTGTCAGTTAAACCGGGAGGTGGAAAAGAGGCCGAACAGGCGGCCGGTGCTGGCGGACTTACGGGAGAGCGGAAGCATCGAGCAAGACGCCGACCTGGTGCTATTTATTTACCGGGACGAATTGTACCGCGAAGACTCCAAGGACAAGGGGATAGCGGAAGTCCGCCTGGCTAAGCATCGCAACGGGCCGACGGGGTTGGTTAACTTGGCATATCGCAAGGAATTCATGCTTTTCCAGAATTACGCCCAGAAGGACACCGTGCATGGCTGAGATGCTGTCCTGGTTTGGCGCGGGATTCGGGCTAACCCTGGGGGGCTTGGCTGCTACAATCGTCGGCCTGGTCCTTCTTGGTGTCTATGAAGCGGTTTCTGGCGTCGCCACCCGGACTAGGCCACCTTGGCTTTCCCGGAAGGATGAGAGGGGGACGCGTTGAACCCGATCCGATTCACCATCATCTTGGCGCCCCAGTCTCAGAAGCGGGCGCGCTCCCGGGGTTTCATCATCAAAGGTGGGGGCAAGCATGGCCAGGACATCGCCAGAGCTCAGACTTATACCCACGAGGACCAGCGGACCGAGCAGAACAAGCTCATGGCCCTGATGTATGAGCATCGCCCCCCAGTGCCATTCCAGGGACCCGTTGCCCTTGGCATGAGAGCGTTCCTGCCGATCCCCAAAAGCAAATCTAAGAAATGGCAGGCCGCGGCCATGGCCGGCGAGATCAGGCCCATCACCAAACCAGATACCGACAACCTGGTCAAGCAGATCACGGATTGCGCTAAGGGGGTTTTCTGGGAAGACGACAAGCAGATCGTCGGACTCCATGCGGAGAAATGGTATGCGGAGATTCCGCGATGGGAAGTAGAGATCGTGTCATGCGAATCTAACCAGGGGACTCAACCGGGAGCCTGACATGCCACATATGGAAACCACAGCCACCCCGCCAATCATATATGTGCACGTGGAGTTTTACCGGGGAGTCAAGGCCATCGCTCAATTTCTGGGGGTCCATGAGCGGACGGCTCAGGCCTTCCTCCATGATGGCAAAATACCGGCGAAGAAGGATGGGACCGGAACGTGGGTGTTGACGAACCTTGACTACTTTACGTCTTTGCAGAGGTGACCATGAAACAGGATAGGGCAGATTGATGCGTGTCGCCATCATCATCCTGGGCCTGGCTTGCTTGCCAGCCAGCATCTCCTGGGCGCAGCCCTGGCCGGCGGCGCCTCCCCGATTAGGCCAGCTTTCTATGCCGCAAAATTACTGGGACTGGACCTTGGAGGCCGCCCGGGAGTACGGCGTGAGCCCCTATGTCATCCAGGGCTTTATGGCCATCGAAAGCAGGTATGACCCGGCCGCCATGTCAGGCCGGGGCCGGTGCATCGGGCTGATGCAACTTGACCGGGGCGTCGCCCGGGGCCTGGGAGTGGACCCCTGGAATCCGCGAGAGAACATCCACGGCGGCGCCCGGGTCCTGGCCGCCCTCCTGAAAAAGCATCGGGGGAACCTGGCCCGGGTGGCTCGGGCCTACAACGGCCCCGGCTGCCCCCAGGCCTATGTGCGTGAGGTGCTCCGTGCCGTCAGACAAGCGGAAAAGACAGGAGCTGAGAGTGTCGGGCAATGAACAGGCGCCGAGATATTTCGCGGGGATCAAGTGGGGTCTTGATAACCCCACGGTTCTATTGGTGGCAGCTTATAGCCCTCCGCCAACGGACCATATCCACATCATGAGAGAGCTTTTCGAGAGCAATTTATTATTCGACGACCTCCTGCCCATCGCCAAGGCCTGGGCGGTGGAGTTGCATATTCGCAAGTTTTTCTGCGATCCCCGGGAGCCGGAGTTCATCAAGCGGATGCGGCGCCAGCGGTTGCATGCGGTGGCGGCTCTGGAGGAACTGGGCCTGGCCCGGAACCTGTTGGGGAAAAGGCTCGCGAACTACAAGCAAGGCATCCCGGGCGGAATCACCATTTCCCGGGAGTGCCCGAAGACGATTCCCGAATTTATGAAATACCGGATGCCGGAGCGGGACCCCCGGCGGCCATTCCGGGACAAACCCCTGGATATGGACAATTACGGGATTTCGGCGCTGCATTTTCTGATCCTCGGGCTGGCAAACGAGGTAGTGCCGAGGGTGAGGTGGTTATGAAAAACGGAACCTTATTATGCAAGTGCGGCGAACCGGCAGAAAGGAATGAGCATGGGGAACTCTTTTGTAGAGACTGTGCCCAGACTTCAAGCCGAGGAATAAGAAGTAGGCTGGGACGGATAAGACGTGGGTTCAAGTTTTACGGTGGGAAAACCCTTCACCAGCACCTTAATGACCGCAGGGAATGAGGTGGCAATGATCTTCACCAGTAACTTCAAAATCGCCGGTAATCTCCCCCAGGCAGTGGCCATCTCCCTGGGGGTACCCCGGGGTTGGCGGGGGCGCCGATATAAGGCGCTGGCCCCGCCCCGGGACCTGATCAAAATCATGGAACCGGAGAGGTTTATTCCCCTTTATCGGGCTCAGGTCCTGGACCTATTGGAACCCATGAAGGTGATCCGGGACCTGGGCGGCGACAATTTTGTCATGCTGTGCTGGGAGGCTCCCGGCGAGTTCTGTCACCGCCGGGTGGTGGCGGCCTGGATGCGGAAGTTAACCGGAGTCCTGGTGGAGGAGTTTATCCCCACCAAAAGAGGGCATGCTGAATGGCTGCGCGGCCTCCAGGCCCCCAAGCCCTATGAACCCATAGACGAGACTATCCCGGACTGGCCGGGGGCGTGAGGGGGCTGTGATGAGACGCAAGGTGCTTCGCTGTCACTGTGGCGCCCGGCATAATGTGCCCGAGGGCGCCGTCCGTATCGAATGCCCGAAGTGCGGCAGGGTCTTTGGCCAACCCAAGCCGGCCCCAAACCAGACCCGGGAGATGGAAAGGCGCCGGAGGCGGATGGAGAAGAAATGATCTTACAGGCGGGGACTCGTGGTGAGGGCATCACCGACCAGGTGGTGCTGGTGGTCCGATTCCACCGACCCGCTCCATAAGGATTCACCATGAGCTTCATCGGATCGGTCAACGCCGAAACCAGAAAATGGCTCGGCAATAACGGCCCAGCCTTCGAAGGCCGGCAGGTGTATGTGGGTTGCAGCGGAGCCTTCACCGTAGAGCAGCTCCTCACCCGCTACGCGCCCAAGGCCAAACTTTGGGGGAATGACGTTTCGCTTTACTCCGGGGTCCTGGGGGCCTACCTGGCCGGGCAGCCATTCCGTCTGGATGTCCGGGAGGAGAAATTCGCCTGGCTGGAGCCCTACCTAGCCGACGAGGAGGCCAAGGCCGCCACAGTGATGGTGCTTTTCGAGATGCTGAAATATGAAAAGGCGAACAACCTGTTTAAGCAGCGCCACTGGATGCACTACCTGAACACCTTCGCCGACTTTTACCAGGGCACCGTGGCCAAACTCCGGGAGCGCAAGAAAGAGACCCGGATGGAGGCTTACACCTCCCGGGATATCTTCGACCTCCTGGATGAAATCCCGAAGGATGCAGTGGTGATCGCCTTCCTCCCCACCTACGCCGGCGGCTACGAGCGCATGTTCAAACGCCTGGAGGAAATCTTTGACTGGGACACCCCCAGCTACGGCATGATCGATGAGGACCGCAAGAAGCGCATCCTGATCAAGATGATGGAGCGGGATTACCTCTATCTGGACGACCATGAGTGGAAGGGCATGCCCATGGTGGCGGTGGTGCGCAAGGCCCGGATGAAGCCGGTCTACATTTACTCGAACATGACGGCCCTGCATCGGGGGGTGATGAAGCAGCAGCGTCATTCGGAGTTTGTGCCCTTCGCCCGCCTGGGGGACGGAGACGAGATCACCCCGGCCTCAAAGCTCGTCATCGCCCCCACTACCAACCGAATCGTGAACTACTACCGGGACGTGTACCTGTCCAAGGGGGTGGGCATCCCGGCGGACGGCGAGGTCCCGCTGGTTTTGGCAGTAGACGGCAAGGTCTTCGGGTTCCTGATCTACTCCCGGATGCAGGGGGGTGGGGACGTTTATCTGCTGGCCGACTTTGTGGTCAACTCCATCCGTTACCGGCGCCTGGCCAAACTTCTGCTCCTGGTGACCCAGACCCGGGAGGTGCGCCGGCTCCTGGAGGAAAAGTTCTTCCTGGAAATCCCCAAGTGCCGGACCATGGTGTTCACTGATAAGCCGGTGTCCATGAAGTACCGGGGCCTCTATGAACTGGCCCGGCGGGACCCGGGGAAACTGGTCTATGAGACCGAGCTGGGCATTCACGATTTAAACGAGGTTATCCCCCTATGGCTGAAGAAATTCGAGAAGTCCTGAACCTGCTCAATGAGAAGCTGGCGGGCCTGTTCCCTTACCGGTTAGAGATGGCGACCCCTGGAGAGCTGAAGCTCCTGGAAAAGAACGCCCGGTACATGAAGGCCGAGCAGTTCCAGAGCCTGGTGGAGAACATCAAGAAAGACGGCAACCTGTCATCCCTGCCCCTGTGCTACCGGGAGAAGGACGGCAAGCTCCGGGTGCTCTCCGGCAACCACCGGGTCCAGGCGGGCCGCCAGGCCGGGGTGGAGCAGATA